TTCCTTTAGCTCCTTGAGCACCTTGTTGGCCCTTTTGTCCTTTATCTCCTTGTGAGCCAGTAGGTCCTGTAGGTCCAGTAACACCTTTCTGACCTTTAGCTCCTATTTCTATAATCGATGGACTACCATCATTCTTCTTAGTAAATAGTTTACCATCATACGTATTTATTGCTAATTCTCCTAGTTCTAAATCACTAGTGCCGGGAACGTCTGCCCCTTTTGAACTACGCTTGTGGTAAATTCTATTTGCCATTATCTATGACCCGTAAGTCCCTCCATCTATAACACACTCATCAACAGTAACTGTGCTATTTGAAACATTTAACTCAAAAGCAGTTAAATCTATATCATCATATGCGCCGTCGTCATCAGAATCCCTTTGGAATTTTACAACAGCATCGTTCTGGTCTCCACCTATTCCTATTAATACTCTACTCTTTGGCATCTATTTCAACCTCCAATTTTGCATCCACTCTTCGTCCAATTGCTATCCATTCACATTTCCATGGACCATCTATAGCGTCTGCGTTTGATTTTATTTTAAACATTGTTTTATTTTTCTCTTCAAGCCAAACATTATAATTTCCATGAGCTGTAAGTAAAACTGTATAATCACCTACCATAGCATTCCAATATTCTGGTAAAGGTATTTCTTCTACTTGTATAATAGATTTTATAGTACCTCTTTGATACATTCCGTATTCTGGTCCTTCTAAACAACCATGTATTAATCTCATACCTTTCTTTGTGGGATGCTCTATATTAAAAGACTTGGTATCTCCAGCTATGTCTCCATGACAATAAATTGCTGGATTAGAATCTCCTGATTCTCCACCATACACTGATAACATTGTTACATTACCTGTAGAGCCTGAACCTAAAGTTAAAGCACCTGTCATAGTATCTCCAGCAAGTTGTACAAACTTATCTTGTAAACTTATCTGTTGACCACTTAATGATAGTGCACTAGCAGTATTAGTTCCTAGCGTGACAGCATCATGAGAATTATGTGCTATATCATAGGTTGTTGTACCATTATGTACTTGCCATTTATCATCTGTCTCATTCCATATTAATTGTGAATCTGTGGCATCACCTCTTTCAACTCGCAGTCCTGCGGAAGTAGCGTCACCTCCAGTTATATTTGAATTTAAGGTAATTTCGTTATCTTCTACTGATAATGTAGCGGTATTTAATGTCGTAGCATCTCCCGATACTATTAGGTCTCCTGAAATTGTAACATTAGAATCGGAATCACCGATTGTCACATTTCCACCAGTTGTATTTAATTTTAGTTCCGCAACTGCCTCACCGGAACGTGCTTGAATCTTATTTGCTCCTATGCCTAGATTAGCACCACTATCTGGTCCTGCTTGTATTATACCCGTACCGTCGGCAGCGGTAACAGTAGAACCTGCTAATGATATTTCTAACGGAACACCTGCCACTCCTGTACCTATCATAAACTTAGTTGGTAATAAGGCTCCATTTGTGCTATGTAAAGTTAAAGTTCCATCTGTTGGCCCTATTGTGCTCCCATTAGTAGCCATAATAAAGTTACCGGTAGCTGAAATTGAGCCTGTTACATCTAGTTTAGCCCAATCATCAGCACCTGTAAAGTTAGTTTTACCTACACCATAATTACCTGTCTTATAGGTTCTAACATTGGTATCTGTTGTGTCTTCTTCTTTTGACCACATATCTGAAGATGGTGCTAGAGAATTTAAATAATCGTAAACTGCGTTCTTACTTGGGGCTACTTCATTATTATTGTTACTGCCCTCTATATAATTCCAAGAACTGCTATAAGCTGTATCATCGACTTTTGCATCGACTTTTGCTTTAATATATTGTTTGGAGATTAGCCTGTCGTCTAGAACCATGGGCATACCCGGCTTGGGTTTGTTTCCTGCTAGTTTCTCGTTTTCAAGGCCGTAGGGTTTTCTTTTTACCATTTCTATCTCCGCATGTTTGGGTGCCTTTTACTATTGGTGGCACCCATACCAAAATTTTAAACCAGTATAACCTGAACAGTTAACTTTAATCGCCGATAACGATAACACCTGATTCTGGTCTGATAACCTTCAATCCATATCTCATGGACATGTAGGAACCAGTTATTCCGAATCCGGGGTTAGCTTCTTCAACGGTTAGTCCACGTCTTTCGACGTAAGCTACAGGCTTTACCTTCATATCGAACACACCGAAGCGTGTTGATGGAATCCAGTGGTTCATGTAAACATTCAAACCGTACAATTGACCGACTAGGCCGGACTTTGATACGTCGTTAACATAATCCAAACCGCCCTTTGGTGAACCGCCAGCTGATTCAGCTGCGATTGCGAAAGGAGCAGTAAAGTCTGCTAAGTTAAGTAGAGTTTTATAATGTGAAGGGGAAATCATAATTGTATCTGCTGCTCCACCTTTTGCATTAATTAACTCCATTGCAGCTGTTATATCCTGTAAAGAGATATCACCAGTTGTGGATACAGTACCAGAAGCGTCAGTAGCGTTAAAGTAGTGAGAACCTGTATTCTCTCCCATTGCTGCTAATTGTGTTTCTGTGTATTCACCATACTCGTATAGTCTCTTGTCAGAAGCTGTGGTCAAGGTTGCAGGGGATTTACCGTAAAAACTACCGTGAGTGTTTGTAGCGAATGCTGACAAATTATCTTCTGTAGTAGTTCCTATGATGTGTCCACTGTTGTATCCTGTACCATACTCTGCCTTATACGATCCGAAAACTGTATAAATAAAGTGCTGCGTTACGTGACGCTCGACGGCTCTTCGGGCTTCATTCAAAGCCAATTCCATTTCTGAAAATCTTGAGTCTTCAAGCATACGTCGGGTGACACCTACTGCAATTCCCCACTCTTTGACTGATACGCGTTCGTTTCTCAAGTCGTTGTGTTGGTATGCAGGAGTATCTCCTTCTTCTATCTGTTCTAGCGCCATGCTAGGTCTTGCGAACGTAATATCTACGTCGCCGCCAGTCTCAGTCGTAAATCGCTCTGCGAACATACTGATTACGGGCATATCCGTGACTCTGTAGTCTTGGATTGCGTCCTTGTAATCAGTTAGTACTCGGTTTGCGGTTCCACTGAGATTGGATGTCATTAATCCTTCTTTTGCTGTAACCATTATTTCACCTTAGTACCCTCTAGAGCAATACTGCCTTGACATAGCCTGTGTGGGTGTCGCCTTTATCTTCTAGCGCAACTGCCAGTCTTTGGTCTGTTGCTGCTATTCCTGCGTTCTTTGCAAGTCCTGATGCGTCGTGGCTGAGATTATTACCTGCGCCAATTGTTCCAGTTGCTTTCAAGAAGACGATAAGTCCGCTTCCTGTTATAACTGATGCTGGGTCTCCGTTTGTTGCGTCAACAAACAAAACACCAATAGCATTTGATTGGTCTGGTAAATCTGCGTTAGCTGCGACTACATTTGCACTGTCAAAAATCACAAAAGTTCCTGCATCGATATCTGCGCCTGCGTTAGCAACCTTCATGATACGTGCAGGTGCGCCACCGTCATTTACTAATATATTTGGGGCCATATTTCTTCACCTATTTTTCTTCTCCCGTAAAAACAATGCGTCCATTTTCCATCGCAAACATGCGTGGTGTTTCTGCTTCTGCTTCTACTGGCTGTTCCTCATCACTGTGAGCTTTACCTTTTCCAAAAGTACGTTCTGCTTCCTCTGGTACTGGCATAGACTCCATAGCGATTGAGAATCCTTCTAGCTTAACCTCATCCCAAGACGTGAGCTCCGAAACACGTGCTTCCTTGGCGTCGTCATCGACTTTGCCCAAGAGAGCTTCCTTCTCTATGATTGTGTTGACGAAGTTAGACTTTCTTGCTTCTGCTTCTGCTTCTGCTAGTTTTGTCTTCTCTTCCTCAAAGCTTGTAATCATAGCGAGGGCTTCTTCGTGCTTGGCGTTCAGCTCATCGTAGGAGGTCTTCATTTCTGCGAGTTGGTCTCTCATAGCTGCGAATTCACGCTCTACGATTGACTCTTCTCCAGAAACATCCTTATTTTCTACTGTTTCTTCAGCCATAGTTATTTCCTCGCTGTGTGTCCCGTGTGTTTCACAGGCACATGCATCTTCTCCATGGCTACCACAGCCACAAGAAGATTCTGATTCCTCACCGAATTCACGGTGGTCATCACATTTCTTTCCTTCTTCAATTGTACATGCGTCACAAACGGGCGTGCGGGTTTCATTATCTATGAAACTCACCTCGATAGGACGTATGTCGGTTGCAAACGGCTCTCCCATGACATCGATGTCTTTGGAGAACCAATCGATACTCACATGCGTCATATCACCGTTTTCTATCTTTTCTAGCACTTCATTAGCTTTTGCTGCATCCTTATGAATGCGTGCAAGCATTTTAATACCTTTTTTACCATCTTCCATGTCAACCAACTCTGGGTTGATAGCCTTTCCGAGTAAATCGTCGTCAGTTCTCTGGTGATTGTAATAAACAGGCAGCTCTTCAAAAGCTTTCATATTCTGTTCGAGTATGGAGGGTTCTATAAAAACCTTTTGGTCGCCATCCTCGTCGTGGGGGCCCGACGTGATAGCAACAACTGGATATTCTATAAAATCATCTCCAACTATTGCGTCTCCTAAACCTAGCGCAAAAGTGCGCTGGGTCCCTTTTCGGTCCCCGGCAAAAGAACGAATATTTCTATCTTTAAATACTCCTTCATCTACCCTCATGCGGCATATATTGGCCGCAGTCTCTTCGTAGTTTTTGTCTCCACGCTTTTTTAGCGTAGGAGCTACTTCTATCAAACAACGCTCGTACACGTATTCATCGCTCATTCTTCTCTATCCCCCGTAGTATTAGCGGCTGGTTCGTTACCAGCGCGTTTCTCAGTCCTTGCGGACTCTTCTTTCTTATCTTGGTCTTTACCACCGGAAACATTTACATTTTCTTCCGTTTCTATCTCTTCCACTATTCCATCTGGATTTAGACCTCTCTCCAATCTTACTTCTTGAGGTGAAAGAACTCCCTCAGAAAGATAAATCATGTCTGTCTTAGCTTTCAAGAAAGCGTCATCAACATTCATTTGTCGGAATCTAAATTTAGCTTCTCCAGATTCTATCTGCGGCATAAGCTGCTGGTTGATAGATGCTTCTATCATATTCTGGAGGTGTCTAACATAAGGTTCGAATATAGGACGTGCTTGTTCTGGTTTGTCCCACATAGTCATTGGTACTTTAAGAGCCATATGTATCTTCTTTAATAAATCATCTGTGTACTTACCATATTCAAATGCTCTTTGAGTTCCTTGAAGTTCTCTAACTTCTATATCATTACCGTGAATTATATCTTCTCCCGGTTCTAATCCGTTGAAGGCTGATACAATTTCATTAATTTTGTCAGGACCATAAGGCATATCGGGAAGTCCAGCGCTAATATCAAACCTACTACTAGCGTATTTGTTGAGAGCAGTGCCAATATCCCGTTCTGCATAATCCTTAAGGTCAACCAAGTACAAAATTGGATGGATGTCACTAAGACCGTAAGCATAATCATCAAATGGATTGTTTTTGAACTCAATAATTTCATTTTCTTCAAACCTCACAGATTCCTCATCCCCACCTAAGTCTTGGTAATAATATTTTATCTGTCCATTCTCATCTCTTTGAACATACATGTTCTGAGAAGAGCGTAAAACTAGGTTATCTCCTGTATATTCTAAATAAGAAGTACCAAATATTCTACCATTTCTTATCCAACTATATAATACAGTTTCTATGTTTATATCGTCAAATAACTGGGTGATAGCCATTCTTTCGTCGTCATTATCGGTCACTATGTCGTATCCATCCTTAGATGCATAAAGACATGGCAAATCTATAAGGGTTCTCACAATAGGGTCAGACAAATAAACGTTCATGTAGGTACGATAATCGCCTACCTGCGGTTCCTTGCTTCCACTACTCCTCCCAAAGGAGCTTGAATTGTCTTGCAACTGAATCCTTCGAATAACTCCAGAGCCGTAGCTTCTAGGGTCATCCTTTGAGAAGGGTGGGTCTTGCCCAACAGTTGCGAAACTCCGCCTTTTAAAAGGCCAATAATCACTCAGAGCCATGGCTATCTTATAACTCTAGTTGCCCCTAGTATATAAAGCTTTCGCTAGATTCCACCGGGTGAATGCTTTCTAAGGGGTCTTCTTGACCTACTTTTAGTAAATAAAGGCGTTGAAGAGTAGGATTTAAAGGTTTCGGTTGTTGTACGTGTAGGAGTATTTAAACTAACTGATGAAAATGATGATTCTGGTGGTAACATACCTAATGCTGCATGTAATGCAATCACTGTGCTATCACAATAATCGTCGTGTTTTCCTTCAGGTGCTGCAATTTTCTCTGTTTTTTGTGCAGCGTCCATAACATATTCCAAATCTATATGTTCTCTAAGCCATTTGTTGACTAACTTTGCTTCGTTCGGAGGTAATCCTTTAGGGTCAGGAACTTTAACCATTCCTTTTTGTATATAGGACACCATATCTCTATATACTTGTGTTTTAGTTCCTTTTGGTCCTCC